GGCAGTCGCGGTGGCCAGCAGTGAGACTGGATCAAGCATGACGTTAGACCTTCAGCACCAGGCCAAGCAACAGCACAATGATGAACCCGGCGCTGCCGATCAGGATCTGCTCGAGGCGCTTCAGGCGAGCATTGATGCCCTCATATCGGACAGCACAAACTTCCTCATGAGTCATCAGTTTTGCCTCAACTTCTGAAATTTCCATGACAATCACCAATAAACAGCGAAAAACACTCCACCCTGAAGATTGGAGGCACTGAAAATCGTGAATTGAGTAGTGCTGTTGATTGCACCTACGCAAGCATATCGAGTTGATCCACTAGAACCATACCCAGCAAGCACAATCGCATAATTGGTACTCGGCGCAGCATCAGTCATGGTGATCGTAGCAGGGTTCGTACCGCTAGCAGAAGTGACATTCCCACTAGCAAGCAACGTCCCAGAACCATCAATCACACCCCACGCTCTCGCCCCAAACACAGGAGCCGCACCAGATTGACCACCATCTAATTTCTCAGCAGAAATAGCGCCATCAGACACAGCAGCAGACGTAGTTGCAGTAGTTGCAGTCGCCGCATTGCCAGAGATATCAATGCCCCAAGTACCACTTGCACCAGCACCAGTCTTTGTGGGAGCATCATCAGCAATCTGAGCCACAACAAATGCAGTCGATGCAGCAGCGGTACTGTTGTCATCAACAGCAGCAGTCGGAACAATAGGACTGCTACTGAACGTCTTGACTCCAGCAATAGTTTGATCGCCTGTGGTGTAGACGCCATTCGTCACCGTAGCAGCATTGCCTGTGACGTTACCGCTAAATCCTGTGCTGGAAAACACACCAACACTAGACCCACCCGCAGCAACACCTACCTGATTCGCTCCTGCGCTATAGAATCCTGTATCGGTGTCGCCGTTGAACGTCCAAGAAGGCGCAGCAGCAGTACCAGCAGGAGCGATATATTTGTCGTCAGCACCAGACTGCCAGTCCTTCAGGTCTGCCATCAACTGACGGATTGCATTGTTGATTCCAGCAGGAGAACACCCCTCAGCAATGTTGATGCTGTTGATGTCAGTATTAAGGTCTGGATTGGTGTCGAACTCGGAAATCTTAGTCTTTGCCATTTCACGGCCCCATCAAAAGACCAGGAGGAAGCACATTCTGCATTGTGCCGGATTCTGATACAGAGCCGCCAATTTGACCAGCAGCAAACGGACTCAACGGCGCTCTACCAATAGCTCCAAGCACCTGCGGAACTCTTTTTCGCAAGACATCCATGATGTTTCGCTGCTCAAGATCACGCAAAATCGCAGCCAATGCCGCAGGATCTTGTTGAGTCAAAAGCCTTGCAATCTCATTCGACGTTGCTTGAACCTGTTCATCACGCATTGCACCCATGTCTCTACGAAGTGCGTTTGCAATGATCCCGGTGACAGTCGCAGACGTAGGCAACTCCCTTGCTGCTTCATCGGCAATCCTACGCATCGCAGCACCTCGTCCTGCCGTCTGAGATCCAGCAGTTACCGTCTGACTGGTGATCTTCATCGAAAGTTCATCAGTCAAGTTCGATGCAAACTTATCAAACGCCTCTTGACCTTGCTCGTTGTCAGGGAAGGTCAATCGAACCGCCTTCATGACTCTAGGGTCAAGCAGTTTCTTGGCATCGGCCATTGTTCCGCCAAGTATGGTCTCGCCTGTTTGCGCCCCACCAATACGATCAATCAAACCCTGCATAGCCCCTAGTCTGAATGCTTCCTTTTCAGACATAGACATTTTCCGAACATCAGCAGTTAGCTCATCAATTTGCTTTGCAATGGTTTGCGGAGCAGATGACATAACCTCTCTGCCCATACCCATCGCATCCATGACAGCAGTTTCGTCTGCCCAATAGTTTCTTGCTCGCTTGTATGCTGGATTACTTCTGTCAATAGCGTTTAACAGTCGTTGCCTGATTTCTTTTTGACCAGACAACTCTGTTTTACCAATGCCAGACGTTGGAGTTTTGCCGGTATAGATGACATCATCCATGCCCATCTTGATGAAGTGAAAAAACTCAGTATTGATTCCTTTTACTTCATTCCCTGCTTCAGTTACTAGTTTTCCATCAGGAGTGATACGAACATTTGGAAGTGGAATTCCCTTGTTTGCAGCAATTCGTGCTGCTCGTTCATAAGCACTCTGTGCAGCAGGAGTCTTGAGAATCGCAGTCAATTCTGTGTTGACAGGGATTTCATTCCTGAACGCACGTTGATACAGTTTGCTTCCAAGTTCAGATCGCGCATCTTTTAACGCATTGAATTCATCGAAAAACGATGCCCTGCTTCCAAACGCATCTTGCAGGTCTGATGTCAAACGCGATAGCATCCCTCGATCACGTTCACGCAAGAACTTGTCCGCAACCTGTTTCCCAGGCCCAGGGATCTGTGCAGCAGCATCAAGCCATGCTCTAGTGTTAGGGCCAATGTCAGCAAGCGTATAAGGCTTTCCAGACTTATCTAAAACGATTTTGAGAGCCTCTTCAAGCGATCCGACATCAGACTCAATCGCTTCTCTTACGCCTTGCCTAGCGGACTCTACGCCAGCCCTAGACGGTGGCTTAAACATCGATTCAGCGAGCGATGAAACAGCCTTGCCACCAACCCTACCAACAACTTGACCAACACCGCCACCAATACCTCCCAAAATACCGCCAACAGCCGCACCGGGCGCTCGCTCTTCAATACCACCTTCCGCTTGACCAGCACCGCTGATTACACCTGTCCCAGCACCAGCAAGAATTGCTCGACCGAAACTCATTCCAGGCATAAACAATCCAGGGACAACAGCGCCACCGATTTCAGCAGCGATTGCTTTACCCGGAGATTCTTCCTTGTATCGCTCAAGAGCCATTCGCTCTAATGCAATCCCTGTTTCTCTCGGTTCCGTACCGACAATCGCACCAACTTCACCAGGAACAGGAGACACAAAAGACCTGATTGCACCGATAGCTTCATCAGATAGGTTGAGCGACAAACCTTGCAAAAACGCACCAACAGACCCACCAGACTTACCGCTTTGCAATGATTGCAAAACCTTAACGCCCTCTGGTGTCAGCTTGTTTCGATCCTGAGCAGACAACAACTCCGCTTCAAGATCCCTCAGTTTTTCCATCGGAGTCATAATGATCCTCAGTCTACAACCAAGCCACTACGCCTTGCTACACCTCTAGCCGAGGTTGTAGAAAGTTGCGGAAGAAACTTGTTTTTCTCATCTTCACCAATAAGAGGCCCAAGTTTTTCATCATATTCTTGCATTGCAAGCTCTGAATAATTCTTGTCTTTAAGAAGTTTCGCAGCATAATCAGCTTGCTGTGCCGACCGTTTAGCCCTGCGTCTTGCATAATCAGCCATAAACGCACGACCTTCTTCGCTCCTTGACAGAGACGGGACAGCAGCAAGATATGCTTTGAACTCTATATCAGACGTTGAACCAGAACCAGATGCCCGAATACCGACAGCGGTTTGTGTTGCAAGAGCTTGAGCAAGATCATCAGCCGTAACACGGTCGCTTGGCAATCCTAAGAAACGCTGAACATCTGTCGAAATCTTGACTGCGCCACCACCGCCAGCACCTTTGAGAATCGTGTTAATAGTTGTTGCAGCTTGAGCCAATCTCTGAGCAGATGCAGCCTCTTCAGTAAAAGCATTGACCCTTGGAAGAAATACTTTTGTAACCAGTAGATCTTCCGTCTCACCAGGCATTTTTATTTGAGTTGCTGTTGCAGTTGCTTTTTGCAATACAGCATCAGAAACTTGAACTCTTTGAGCAGGAGTAAGCTCAGACGGGTTGGCAGTACCAAACAACTGCATTGAAAAGTTTGCAAAATCCCCAGTAAACGATTGCGCTGGATCAACCGCTCGCAAATCTGCATAGTTTCTTGTTTTGGAAAACTGTCGCAATGATTCCGGCGTGTACTTACTAGGATCAACAGCAGCGAAAGGAGACTTGACCTCTGGAGGTTTGGAAATATCAAATTGAGTCTTGATTGCATCCATCACCTTTGCAAAATCAGCAGGAGGCAATATAGACCGGAGAGTGTTAGCAGCAGCCTGATTGATCTGCATCGCACCAGGAGCAACACCAGGAAGCACGTTGCCCTCGTCATCCCGAGTGACTGGAAATTGCATTCCCTCAACAGTAGCCGGGCCTTGCTGAACCAATTGAGGCATCAACTGCCTAGCCAATGCTTGTTGCTCTCTCAGTCTGCGAGCCTCACCCACCTTTTCCATTGTGAGTTGGCCCTGCAACTGTCGATCAAGTGCCTGCTGATACATTTGCTGACCAGACATCAACCCAGCGCCAATAGCCTGACCGATATTTGTCCGAGTCCTGCTAGGCCCACCGGCTTGCAACAGTCCAGCAGCCAAACCCAACAACCCTTGTTGCCGAGCCTGCTCTAATGCGATTTGTTGCTGATCCTGCCCTAATAGTCCCATCATGGGACTAGCAGGAAACAATCTGTCTAGGATTGCGTTCATTGAAACCTCTCTACCGGAAAGTAGTTGAGGAGAACTTCTGACTGTCCAGGTCTAAGCTGCGTCTGCATGATCCCCGGATATTGAAGTTGTCGCTGACCAGGAAGGAGAGGTGACTGAACAATCGAAATCTCCGGCATGATCACCTGACTGGGTTGTCCGGGACGCAATGGCAATGGTTGCGCTCTCTGTGGTGGAGGTGACATAGACCCAGCGAGTTGTCCTGCTGCCATCAACGTCTGAGGTGTTGCCAATCGTGACATCATCGACGGAGCAGCAGGCATCGTTGACATCAACGGAGCGCCTGCAATACCTTGTGCCGACAAAGCAGACGCGACAGGAGATGCGCCACCACTCATCAATGGTGCGGTAGAACCCAGCAATCCACCCGTAGCAGCAGGAAGACCACTTGTGACACCCGCAGCACCCGCAGCACCAGACGCAGCAGTTGCACCCGTCCCCAACAGACTAGGGGCCAACGCGCCACCACCATAACCTAGTGTTGCCCCCAACAGCGCACCCTTCAACGGATCTTTCTTGTTGGTGACCGCACCAGCAGTTGCACCAATCATCGCAAGAGTAACGGGATCAGCCATTATGAAGCACTCCCAGTTGTGGACATACCGAGGTTCGATCTCGGTTGGTTGAATGCAGAAACAAGCGCAGCACCACCCAACAACGTAGCAGCAGGGTTACTGTATTCAGGAGCAACTTGTTGACTACCAGCGGGAACGCCACCAATGTAGGACAGATATTGCTGCAACGCTCGATACGGAGCTTGTTGCTCAAAGTTGTATCGGTTGATAGCGTCTTGGAGTTCTTGCTGACCGTACTGTTCTTGCAGTTGACCAGCACCCAACAGACGCTGAGTCTCTGCATAGTCTTGTGCAGCAAGACCAGGAGCCAACTGAGCGGCTTGCAACATTCCTGCTTGCTGTTGCTGTCGAGCCTGTTCCTGCAACTGTCTCTCAAGACCGTAACTCTGGAACCCAAGACGCTCACCCAATCCCGCTAGGTTAGCCGCAAGACTCTCAGCAGCACCAGTCTGCAACTGTCCCTGAGCAGCAGAACCATACCGACCTGCCCTCGAAGCCTGAGAAGCGATATTTTGGATCTGACCTTGAAATGTTTGAGTGAGAGGTCTTGCTACGCTCTCAAACGTCCCAGCAAGAAACGGGTTGTACCCGAGCATTTCACCCGCAGCAGTTCCCGCAGTCGGGCCTTGACCGGATGCTAGTTGCTGCACACCCTGTTGAGCAGCAGCGACCAGAGGTGATCCAGCCTGTGCCCTCTGTGCAGTCGCTTCAATCGCTTGTTGGGTGTAAGCACTCGGCCCTACAAACGTCTGACCGGGAAAGTAAGACGGAACATACGCACCAGGAATCTGCCCAGTCTCAAACAAAGACCGAGCGCCACCAAGACCTTGTTCGACAAACGGAACAAGCCTAGGATCAATTCTGGTTTCCGTAGTGGAAGGAGAGGATCTGCTAGCCATTATTACACCTCACAGGCCCATTTGATCGGCCTAAAACCGTGTTTGTCAGCCATTTTTGACCATCCAGGCCGATTAGATTCAAACGTGATTCTACTCGCTCCACCCTGTTTGGCAATCTCTTTGGCATGAGCGAATCCATCTTCCATCAGAAAACGCCCATAACCTGCCCAGATGTGCAAAGCATCACCCATTGGTTGCAGCACTCCAAAACCAACAGGCTTGTCATTCTCCATCATCAACCACAACATTGACCGACCACAGAAACAATCGCAATAAATGTCTTCTGGAATCCAAGCATCAAAACTCGCTTGTTTCACTTCCAGCAAACCATATCGGACATAATCCCAAACGTCCCTCAATTTCTGAGGCTCAACAAACACTCTAGCCAAGGACGACATAGCGGTAGGTTTTCCCTGCTGTGTTGTTGCCGAAATGATTGACCGTAGCTTGTCCAGAGGTTTGATTGGTTGTGTAAATGTCAGAAGTGGATGATTCAGACACCATCTGCATCGTTGCAATAACTGAAGGTGTTGCTGGTCTTGTAGGATTAGATTGAGTCGGGAGATGCTGCAAACTCACAGATGTGTTTGTAACAGCCCACATGATTTCAACGTAATCGCCAGCATCTAGATCAACAAAGAAATTCAACGCTGCGATGAGATGACCATCAATAGATCCATGTCGCTCAACAACGGAAAACTTGCTGTTTGAGTTGTCAATATTGGTTCCGTTCTTTCGGAACCAAATATCAATATCCTGAATCTGCGAGTCAGTATTGACAATCTGAACAGAAAATTGGAGGTTGTAAATACCAGGACTATCAACAGTCAACTGAGAATTGCTAACAACAGCAACCCCATTACTGAAATCAGTTGTGCTGAACGACATTGCATAAGCATCAACCGTTGTCGTCGCAAACTGATCCGTATCGTCTTGGAACGCACCATACGGGACACCATCATTCGCAGCAGCCGCAGAATACGGAGCAAACAAGATCAACGAATCCTCGCTGATCCGCTCATCGTACAAAGTCGTAGTTGTTGCGCCACCCGTAGCTAGAGTGATCAACCCAGTCGAATTGATCTTGCCATCCAGAATACGGTTGACAACCTCTGCGGTCTGTCTTGGATCACCACCCTGTTGAGGTAGCCGACGAAACATCATCGACCCCCGACAGCTTTGACCTCAACATCGACACCGACAGCAGTCTTCCAAACACCAGTCGGAGTCAATGAAATTCGGTGATACTTACCTCTTGACCGCAACGGAATCCTGTTCTCGCTATCAGCAGCAACCGCAGACGAATAGGTGATCGTGTCATCCAGTCGATACCTGGAAGCAACCTGAACGGTAGCTGACCCGTTGTCCACAATAGGCCTAGCAAGCGTCAAAATCGTTTCTGTGGCTTCCTGCTCGATATCCCCTGTGGTAATAACGGCAGTCTGATTTGAGCCTCCAAAGGTCACAATTTTGGCCCCATCAACACCACCTAAAACCAACTTGCCACCGGCCCACAGACGGGAATCCAGAGACTCTGGCAAAGCATCAATGCTGGATGATACGTTTGCAAGTTGTTCAAGCGTGTAGGACGCAGTAGCCAATGTGGAGACATAATCAGCAGTTGTATTGCCATGAGTCCACTTGTCAACCGAATAGTTGTAAACCAGAATCTGCTGGATGTTGAAGATGTCTCTGAATGACCAAACGATAACTTTGTTGATCGGATCAGCAGCAGCAGACATCAGGTCGAATTGAGAAGGATCAGCGTTATCAAAAAACCAACGATCAACCACCTCATTTCCGATAGCCCTGACTGCCTGTCCATCAGTCACAAAAAATCCGTCATCACTCAGGAAATAAGTTAACCCACCAACCTGAGCAACTGACCGAGACTCGTAACACCCAAGATTGCGACTGATAATGTCAAACTGGAAATAGAGCGGAGAACCAATATAGGTCATCCGCGCAATAGCCCTTTCCAACAAGACAATACCAGTCTCACCACCCGTCAGACCACGAATCTCACCACCGTCTGCAATCACCTGAGAGTCAGACTGACTTCCACTCCCAGGTGTCCAGTTTGTCTCATCGTTGATATCCGACCAATAAACAGTCGAAACATTACTCGATGTTTTGGCAGCAACAACAAAGTCCTTGACCACCGTCACAAACTGAGCAGTCGGCGCAGCAGCAGCAACGTCAGCAAAGTTAGTCCCAGACGACATATCCCAGGCCTGGATCTTGTCCTGACCGTTAGCAGCCAAAACAATTGAGCCAAACTGTGAAGTCGTCCAAAGATCAGTCGACGTATAAGCAGATGCCAACCTGCTGACATCATCCAAAGACGAATCAGTCGGATCGAACTTGAATAACTTTGTGGCCCCAGCAGCAAACAATGTCGTCGTCGATCCAAGTCTACCGATAAAACTGGTTAAAAGACTCTCAGACGCGCTCGTTGACAGGTCTGCATTGGATGGCATTGGCGAATAGCCAGACGCGACTGGGAGGCAGTTTAAGGCCTCTGTAAGCCCTCCCGCAATCCCAGGACGGTCTGGTGTCCATTTGCCAAATGCGACTCTCATTCCGGTTTCTGCTCCACCTGCTGCTCGACCTGTGCTCGCAACTTCTGCCAGATCGCAACAGACACTTCCAGCGGTAGCTTGCCCAGCCCCATCGCAATGATGTTGGCTTCTTCGACCGTGATCTTGATCGTGAACTCTTGCATCACCAGGGCACTCCCGTTGCGCTCACCGGGTTTTTCTGCAATTCGATCTGAGCCGCGACAGCCGCCTCGGTTGCTTCCTTATCGACACCCGACTCCCAGATCCAGCCCAGCACTTCTTCTTGCGTCAGGTCAGCATAGGGGATCACCGGCTGACCATCAGGCCATGAGCAGGTGGAGTACACGCGACCGGAATAGTCACCGTCTTGTGCGGAGCAAGACCAGTGGGCTGTTGTGACGTAATTGTCTGAGGTACGGCGGTCAAGTTGAGAGATTGTCCAGACTGGGGTCATGTTAGTTTCCTTAGTTGAGGTCAACCCAAGATGTGCCGTCATACAGACGGAGTTTGTTTGTTCCAGAGTTGTAGTAAACATCACCTGCTTCTGCTCCAGCAGGATCAGCAGCTAACGGCACAAATCGGAATTGTCCTGTTGACTTGATACGGGCGCGTTCGGTGTTGTTGGTGCCGAACACCAGCGGATACGCACCCGTGTACCAAAGTCCTGCGGCATAAGCGCCAACACCAAACAATGAACTGCCTGCGCTGTTGTCAATGCCAAGCAGAAGTTGCCCGCCTGTGTTGACTGTCTGAAAATCAACCGCATTTGTGCCAGTTGTTGATGTAACACGACTTGTTGCACGGGCGGCTTGAACATCCAATCTCACAGTAGGCGAACTCGTCCCAATACCCAGACCTGTGGAGGTCAGGCGCATTTGTTCGGAGCCGCCAAAAGTCCAAATTGGTTGGCCGCTTGAATCAATTACAAACGCATCAGTGTTCCATGAGTTATCTGGTGCTCTTGTGTCAACACGGAAATCGCCGCCGTATCCACTACCACCACCAGCGCCAACAGCACGAATCCGTGCGCGGACGT